CAACGTACCTGACATCGACGCCATATTCAGCATTAGGCAGATCTGCCTGCTGTTGGAGAAGGTGGAAATCGATTGCACTCCCAAAAGGAAGGCTCGAACTTATGTCAAGTACGTCGAGTGTGAGCAGCAGGTCAAAGAAGCGGATAGCCGGCGTAGTCACGATGATTATCGTGATTTTAGTCGGATCTGTCAGCTTCTCTTCGCAAACGCCCTCACCTCAGCCGACAAACTCGTTGCTGAGGGTGGCATTGTGCCTAAACACGGCCCTGGAGCTACCGCTGAAGGAACTCTTGGCAACGCCAAGTATGTCCAACGCGAATGGCCTCAGCGCCTCGAGCGAGTATTCCCTATCCGGGAATGCCTCATCCCCAGCGAAAGATTCGCGGAGGATCTCGATTGTGTTGACCTGCTCGAACCCGGTGCTGAGCGACCCGTACGGGTAATCTCAGTACCTAAAACGTTGAAAGCGCCTCGCATTATCGCAATTGAGCCTGTCGCTATGCAGTATGCACAGCAGGGCTTGTTGCGTGTCTTGCGATTCGTGCTACATGCCAATCACCTTCCAGGCTGGAAGGGGATCAACCTCTGTAGCCAATTCATCAACCTGGATGACCAAAGCCTTAACCAAGCTATGGCCCAGCAGGGCTCCATCACTGGAGACCTGGCAACACTCGATCTGAGTGATGCGTCTGATCGCGTTTCCAATCAGCTCGTACGGGAATTGTTCAAGTACCATCCTCATTTGTTTGAGGGTGTGGACGCGAGCAGATCCCGGAAGGCTGACGTTCCTGACCATGGTGTTTTACGCCTGGCCAAGTTCGCGTCGATGGGTTCAGCTCTCACGTTTCCAATTGAAACCATGGTCTTTCTGGCCCTGGTCATGTTGGGAATTGAGCGAGAGCTAAGAGAACCGCTGACCTACCGAGAGATTCTTGCCTTGGTAGGCCGGGTGCGCATCTACGGTGATGACATCGTCGTTCCCGTAGAATACGCTGTTTCCGTGATTCGATGCCTCGAGGATTTTGGTCTTCGAGTCAACCGCAACAAGACCTTTATGAACGGTAAGTTCAGAGAGTCTTGCGGAGGGGATTTCTACGACGGGGTCTGGATTACTCCAGTCCGGTTGAGAAAGCCATTGCCTTCGTCACGGACAGACGCTGAGGGGATTATTTCAACGGTGGAATTCCGAAACAACCTGTATAAAGCTGGGTTGTGGCGGACCGCTGCCTACGTGGATGGATTAGTTGAGGAGGTAGTTAGCCACTACCCCTCTATCCACGAGGGATCTCCTGTGTTGGGCCGGATCACATTCCTAGACTATCAAGTCGATCGGATGTGTCCGTCGCTCCATCGGCCTTTGGTTAAAGGCTACCGGATCGAAGCAAAGCCACCAGTCAATGAGATTGATGGTCACGCTGCTCTGCTGAAGTGGTTTCTCTTATGCGGCGATGAGCCGCTCGAGAGAGAGCACCTGAAGCGTTCTGGACGCCCCTGGCGCGTCGCACTAAAGCCAGGATGGGCCACTCCGTATTAAAAGAGTGGTTGTCTTAACGACAAGGGTGGGGCGAAGTGCCCCCTC